CATATTAAGCATGATATGAAAATTCACCAAAAGACACACCACCTTGGTGTGTCTTTCATTTTTGTCAAGACCCCGGTTCTCGGCCGGGGTCTTCTTATTGCCATTTTTAAGGAAGTGAAACAAGCATGGCACAGCCGGACGGTACTCTAAAATACGATACCCTCATTGACAGTAACGGTTTTAAATCAGGGCTTGCAAAAATTTCCAACTTAGCAAAAACAGCTTTGCAAGGTGCGGCTACCTTACTCGCAAGCGCTACAGCCGCTCTGTCCGCTGGTGCTATGGCCGGTGTAAAATACAACGCTCAGATGGAGCAGTATATCACCAGTTTTGGGACCATGCTCGGCAGCGCGGAAAAGGCGCAGAACATGATCTCTCAAATTAAAAAGTTCGCTGCTGAAACGCCTTTTGAGCTGCCTGACCTCGCAAAGGGCGCGCAAACGCTGCTTGCTTTTGGTACAGCCGAAGAAAAAGTTCTGCCAATCATGAAAATGCTTGGCGATGTCTCCCAAGGCAACAAGGAAAAATTCGATGGACTTACTTTGGCCTTTGCGCAATGCCAATCTACTGGTAAGCTCATGGGACAGGATCTCTTGCAGATGATAAATCAGGGCTTCAATCCCCTGAACGAAATCAGCAAGATGACCGGCAAAAGTGTTGCGCAACTGAAAGAAGAAATGTCTAAGGGCGCTATCAGCGCCGAAATGGTTGCAGCGGCCTTTGAGCACGCCACAAGCGAAGGCGGCCAATTCTATAATGCCATGGAGGCACAGAGCAAAACTTTCAGCGGACAGCTCTCTACATTGAAAGACAATGTTCTTTCTTTGCTGGGTGAAATTACTGAAAGCTTCACCGGCAGTCTCAAAGATACCGCTTTGCCCCTCGTCAATGGCTGGATGACCGACCTCGCCGATGCTTTTCATCAAGGTGGACACGAGGGTCTTGTTGTGGCCGCCGGCGATGTTATGAGCGATGCCCTCGTTACAGCCGCAGAGAATGCCCCTGGTACTGTCCAAGCGGCAGCAGGGCTTATTCGTTCCTTTGCTGCCGGTGTCTCTAAGAACAAAAAACGTATTTACTCTGCGGCTGTTGATATTGCCGCAACCCTCGGGAACGCTCTAGCGGACTTATTGCCTAAAAGTATCAGCATTCCCGTCAAAAAGGCCATTTCCAGCGTACAAAGATCCTTTGAATCTGGCGGTCTGAAAAAAGCGGTCACAAGCACTACTAAATTTATATCGGCTTTTGGTGACGCCGTCGGGGATGTCGCGGAAGTTGCATTGCCTGTGCTCACAAAAGGAGTAGACCTACTGGCCGATAATCTGGATGTCCTTATCCCGATGTCGTTATCTGCCGCAGCCGCGGTAAAAGCAATGTCCATTGCGCAGAGTGTTTCGTCTGGCATAACCGCTTTGTCTGCGTCAATCAAAAATGCAACCGCCGCGGCAAATGCGGTGCCGAAAGCTGCCAGCGCTATGAAGGGGCTCGCCGAGGCTATGAAAGCTGCATCTTCTTCGGGGGCTGGCCTTTCGGGGGTGCTTGGCTCTATGATTGGGCCGCAGGGACTTATCATTCTCGGTGCAGCCGCTTTGGGCATATTTTCGGCCGCTGTGTACAAACACCTGAAAAAGCCTGTGGAGGATGTAAAGGATGGACTTTCGGACATGGGTGAATCCATGGCGGATTTTTACGACGATCTCAGTTCAGCCGAAAGCCATCTTTCTGACTTTGGGACGGCATTCGCTGCCCTGAACGACCAACAGCGCGAGCTTGAGAGCGCCGCTGCGGAAGTACAGGCCAGCATCACCGCCACGCTCGAAAAGGGTGTAACAGAGCGCGAGGGCCTTACTCAAACGGATCTGCAAAATCTACAAGGTTACTATGACGAGCTGAACCGCATTTATGCTGAACAGTTGGAGATCGAGCATCAAAAAACCGCTACCGTCGCCGAAATACAGTTGCAACAGGTTTCAAGCTATTCTGGCACAGCCGAACAACTCCGCACCACAGGTCTAGAAAGTCTAGCTACGCTTCGGGAACAAATCAACAATGAAATTGCGCTCATGGATGAACAGCTTACCGCAGAGACGGTGAATAGTCAAAATCGAATCGGCGTTGATGGCTGGACCCAACAGGAACACGAAAAATGGCTTGAATTACGTATTGCATCCGATCAGGCCCACAAGAGTGAGTTAGAGGCTCTGCTTGGTCAGATAGCATCTGTCTCTGCAAAAAAAAATGCGGAACAGCTCATGCAAGACGAAGCATTTAATGCTGCGGTCACCGGATACCATAGTAGTCTTGAAACTGAAATGCAGCGACACGCAGATCAACAAAAGTTTATTCGCGACACCATGTTTCTCGACACCGATCTTGCTAATTCCCAAATGATTACTGAGGAAATCATACATCAGCAAACCCTTAGT